TAAGCGGCAGGAGGTAAAAAGCAATGGCAATAACAATTGAAAAACCGGCATATATTGTAACGGTCAGAAACGCCTACTTTGCTGATCGGACGGTTAGTGGCAACACGGTCACTTACGGCACGACAAGGGGCGTCTCATCGATCAAGCAGGTCGGCATCTCAAAACAAAAGACGGAACAGAAAATTCATGCTTCCGGTCTCGTTTACGATTTGTCGTCACAAAAAGCAGGCGCGAACCTTTCAGTGCAAGCTGTACAGCTTCCGCTTGACTTGATTCGGAAATACGAAGGCGAAACCGTCGAAGGCGGATTCAGTTTTGAAAGCTCTGACGACCAATCGCCTGAGTTTGCGTTCGGCTACTATTCGGAATATTCAGACGGCAATTTGCTGATGTATTGGTACCCGAGGTGCAAGATGACGCAAGCCGACTACACGGACGAAACATCAACAGATAGTCCGCATGATCCTGCAAGGGATTATGTGATCGTCGCTTTGCCGACGGACGATAAGGTCTTTCGCGTCACGTACGATCAATCCAAAGTGCCGACCGGGAAAGTTCCGTACACGGCGGAAGAGTTCTTTACGCAGGTTATTGATTCCGAGGATCATGCGATGGTTGGAGCTGAAGCGACCTCGGGGACATAGAATGGAGCGCTGAATGAGTAAGAAGCAGGACAAAAAGCCTTTGCGGTTTATTCGGCGCGAGATCGAGCCGATAGAAATCAAGATCGCTGGCGAAAAATACCCGGCGATCTTGAGCTATCGGGCGTTAGCGCTATGCGAAGAAGTTACTAACACGTCACATCTCATCACCCTTGCCCGTTTTCTTGTTGATAATGCATCTGCAATGGACGTCATTGGTTTGCTCTATGGCGTTTTGAGCGCTGCTGATACTGAATTAGAAGTTGACGTTGAAGATCTAAAAGACAGTTTGCCGGTCTCCGAGTGGGCGTTGATCTCCTCAGAGCTTAAGCGGCTAATCAATCAGCAGGGCGTCAGTCTTGACAAGGACGATGAGAGCAACTCAAAAAACGCAGAAGCTCCGGCGACGGAACGACAGACTGGTACGGCCTGATTTACGGCGCACAACGCCTGTTTGGATGGTCGGCGGAGCAATTCTTTGCGGCAACGCCGCGTTACTTTCGTGGCTTACTCAAAGCCGCAGAAAAATTCAACACTGAAAAACAGATACCAAAAAAGCCGAGCATACCGACGTATCACTACGTCGATGATATTCCGGCGCATCTAAGGTGAGGGGAGGTTGCCTCATGGCAAGAGAAGAGCTTAGGGTTGCAGGCTTGCGCCTAAAACTTGAAGGCGGAGCGCAGCTAGAGCAAGAAATGAAACTTGTTCGAGCTCAGTTAAGGCTTGGAGCGTCGGAAGTCAAACTCTTTCGCGAACAGATGCGTACATCCGGTCCTTCGATTGATGGCTACAAAGGTCAGATAAAAAGCTTAACTGATCAAGTTGATGCGCAACGACGTTATCTCGAACAATTAAACGATGTTGAGAAACAGCTGATTGACCAATACGGCGAAGACAGCCGCGAAGTGGCGCTCTTGCGCGCTGAGTACAACAAAACGGAAACGCAAATTGAGCGTCTGAACCGGCAGATCAACAACTCGATTATAGAGCTTGAGAAGCAAAAGAACGAGATATACAAGGCTGGTGTGAAATGGGAAGAAGCCGGCGGCAAGATTGCAAGGTACGGTGAGAAACTCTCCGATGTCGGAGGCAAGATGTCGAGGAACATTACGGCTCCGATCTTGGCTGGTGCCGGTTACTCCGTGAAAGCGGCCATGGACTTTGAATCCGCTCTTGCCGGCGTTGCAAAAACAACGGACATGACTGGCGAAGAGCTTGAAAAGATGGGCCGTGCTATCCGCGACATGTCAAAAGAACTGCCGACATCGGCGACGGACATTGCCGCAGTTGCGGAAGCTGCCGGACAGCTCGGAATTGAAAAAGACAACCTGCTTAGTTTTACACGAGTTGTCATTGACCTTGGAAACGCAACCAACATTGTTGGCGATGAAGGCGCGGTGCAAATGGCGAAGTTTGCGAACATCATGCAGATGTCGCAGAAGGACTTTGACCGCTTTGGGTCCGCTATCGTAGAGCTTGGCAACAACTCGGCCACAACAGAGCGCGACATCCTGAACATGTCCATGCGTCTTGCTGCTGCCGGAAAACAGGCCGGCATGTCGGAGGCAGACGTGCTCGGAATCAGCACCGCTTTGAGCTCGCTCGGCTTGGAAGCTGAAGCCGGTGGAACAGCGTTTTCAAAAATGATTACGCGCCTGCAGGTCTCGGTTGAGACGGGCAGCGAGGACTTGGGAGAATTTGCGCGGATCGCCGGCATGACGGCAGATGAATTTTCCGAAGCTTGGGAAAAAGACGCAGCATCAGCTTTAGCGGCATTTGTTGTTGGCCTTGGCGACTTTGACAGGCATGGACAAACGACGTCGGTCTTGCTCGAAGAGCTCGGACTGAAAGAGGTCCGCTTGACGGATGCTTTGAGAAGGGCATCCGGAGCAAATGAGCTCTTTACCGACTCGCTCAAAATGGCGAATAGCGCATGGGAAGACAATACGGCGCTTGCAAAAGAAGCGTCGATGCGTTACGAAACATCGGAATCCAAGCTGAAAATCCAGATGAACACGATGCGCGATACGGCGATCACGATTGGCTACAAGTTGATGCCGCATGTCGTAAAGCTCGTTGAAGGCATCGGCGGACTGGTTGATAAGTTTAATGAGTTATCACCGGGGATGCAGAACGCTATTATCACGGGTCTCGCTCTAGTGGCAGGTGCCGGACCGATCGTGAAAGTTGCCGGAACGTTAACTCAAGGGATCGGCAATGTTACATCCGCGCTTGGCAAGCTTGCAAAAGCGCTCGGAAATAAACAAGCCGTTAAGGCCGCAACAGATTCTCTTGGCGGATTGTCCGGATCTCTTGGCGGTGTTGGCACCGCGGCGACCGGTGCAAAAGGCCTGCTAGGCGGATTGGCAACGTGGATGGGATCACCGGCAGGACTTGTTGTAATGTCCGGAGTTGCGGCGGCAGGAGTCCTTTATTTGGCAGATCAACTCTGGGGGCTTGATCCGGCGGTCAAAGAAGCGCAGAAGCGGGCTGAAAAACTGGCCGACGAATACGAGCGGTCAAATAGAGAAATCGATACAAACATCGGCGTGATCAAGCTGTATGCCGATGAATTGGCGAATCTTGCTCCGAAAGAGCAAAAGACAGCCGAAGACAAGGAAAAGATCAAGTTTCTCGTCGAAGAACTTAACGATCTAATGCCTGATCTCAACCTCGCTTACGACGAACAAGCCGACAAACTTAATAAATCAACCGAGGAAATTGACAAGTACATCGAAAGTCTTGAAAAACAGCTCCGCATGGAAGCCGGTCGCAAATATCTAAAAGAAATCTACGAAGAGCAAATACGCTTGCAACTCGAGTTGAAAAATAAAAGAGATGAAGTTACTGAGGCCGATCGACGCTGGTATGAAGCAATTATGCAGCATGCGCCGGGGTCAAGGGCGCGCAATAACCTCATGGAAGATTACGTGAAAATAATGGGTCTATGGTCGGAGAAGTCCGCGCCGTATGTCTCTCTGAATGAAGCTATGGCTACCGCCGAGCGAAAACTTGTTTACGAAGTTAGCCGAAATAACGAAGCAGTCGCTGGTCTTAACGATCAAATCGCGAAGCACGGAGAAACAGCATCGAACGTTATCGGGATTATCGAAAAAGAATGGAGAAAAGGTGGATACGGCGCAGGAAGCGCGCTTTCTCAAGGCGCCAGGATCGGTATGCGCGACTACGCAAATCAACTTTACTACGAAGCTCGTTTAATCGCGAGCAGGACCTTGGGCGAAATGCGATCCATAGCACAGATCAGATCACCATCAGGTAAAACTGAATACATGGGGAAAATGCTGATTAAAGGTCTCCGCGTCGGCATGAATGATGAGCTGGATGACTTGCTGCGAACTGCTCGGTCAATTCCTGAGCGGACGCTTGCCGCCATGAATCAGGCGCAACATGAACAGTTGCAACGCGCCGTGCTCAATTACTCATCGCCGGAGGTTGTGCAGCGCTTGAGCGTGCAAATTCAAGCGGAACGTCCGATCCAA